CCGACTTGGCCTGTGCCTGCCACACCTGTGACGCTGACATCGGCTGCTGCCGTGACGCTGACACTGCCTACTTGGCCTGTACCAGCAATTCCCGTGACGGCAACATTTGCAGCGGCGTTTATTGTTACGCTGCCTACGCTACCTGTCGCTTGCAGGCCAGTAACCGGTGCATTGGCGTCCGCCGTTACCGTTACAGAACCTACTGAGCCCGTCGCTAGTGGTAAACCACTCTGGGACCACGGACCCTCGCCCCAACCAGAGCGGCCCCAGCCGCCTATTGGGACGATAACATCGGCCATTACGCTATCCGAATAATGGCATTACTTGCATCAGCGGTTGGAAAAACAATCGTAAAATCACCTGCGGTGGATGTTTTGTCGCCGCCGAAATCTAACACTACAACCGACGGATTGGTTACCGACAGGGACGTGGTGTTAGGTGTCGTGTTATATATAAGTGCCCCACGTGCAGTTATTGTTGCAGTGGAGAAGGTTTCGTCTTGGAAATCGGTCAAAGCCGTAGTTCCAGATGCCGTGGGATCGACGTTTGTTAACGCTCCTCCTCCGGCGCTATAACCAGTACCGCTTACCTCATTTGAGGTCGTATACGCGGTGGTAGCCGCAGTAAACGAAGCACTGTTGTCATATAGAGCAATTTTAAAAGTATCGCCGTTGGCGAGATCAAAGTCGTGGACACCGTACAATAGCTCCTTCTTGAACGATGTACACATGAAGTTTCCGCTGAAAGCCATGGTTACAGTCTCCTAATTAATTCCGCGAGTTCAAGATTTCCTGAATCCTTAATCGCATTGTACACGGTGGTTCTATCACTTTTTATCGCTTCGCGCATGTAAAATTCTAAAACTTTAACTATGTGCTTACGAAAGGCGTGTGCTTGTGCCTGTATTGCAGGGTTTGCAGAATCGCTGATTGATATAATTTTCTCAGCACAACGCTCCGCAACTTCCTCTGGTGTAAAACCACGATTCTGGGTAGTGTGTACTTCCACCTTAAAATCAGGGTTTAAATCTATTTCTAGTGCAGGAAAACTCATTGTTTCGGCCTCACTAGCATTCCGGTGCGATAATCATCGGTTACTTCTTTATTTTCACCAAGCATCTTCATGCCCGTCATCGCTTCAGTAAATCTTTTTTCATAATTAGCCATAACATCTTGTTCGCCTTTCATATATATGTAGGCTTCTATCAAGCTGCCATACAACATGGCCATTTGAGCGTTTTCGCTCAACCACGTAGTTCCAGACCCGGCTCCGGCTGTCAAACTTGTAGGTCTATAGAAGTAGTGTAGCTCAACGGCTCTAGCAGCGTCGGGAGTAGGACCGATAATAAAATTATCAACGTCAAATACCGCGTAATAACGCGGATTGCCGGTTGTAGCAGGGTTTGGATTAAACGATTGTACAAAATCAGCGTCCTTAAATTCCAAAAACACCTTATTGCTGCTGGCATCTGTAAAAGAAAGCGAAAATGGTGCTAAAAAGTCACTAGGTGCCGCTAAAAATTGATTGGCCTGCGTCAAATTGCCGCTGACATTCTTCTTAAACAAGCTTAATTGAACGTTTTTGAGGATTCTTTCTTCTGCCTGCCTTATAAATACAGGCAAATTAGTCACAAAAGACGTTTCATCGTTTTCTGCGTAGTCTTGTATTGCAGTTTTTAGTTGATCGTATGTAAAACTCATGGTGTCACCACCGATACTGTGCCTACTGCGCCTTGTAAAGCAGTGGTAATTTCAAGCTCTGACGGCATTTCTGCTGTTCCGCCTGTACTCCAGTTGCCATTACCAAGGTATACGATACCGTTTGTAGTTATTACTAAGAACGCACTTGTTGGGTTATCGGGTTGAGGTCTAGCATCTTGCAGCGCCTGCGGATCGACAACTTTTCTGAAAGGTCCAAGCTGCGGTTGTTTCGGCTCAAATTCATCTGGTCCCACAAGCAAGCCATTCCACTCTTTTTTCATCAATTGATATTGATAACGAAAACCAGAGCGGTCCGATATTGCGTAGGCGTTTTTTCCAGATGCAAATTTAGCCATTAGCCCGTCCTATAGTATTCATACTTAGGAACAACATTAAAAGAAGACCTATCACGATCTTCTGTTGCGGCCCTATCAAACTCTTCTTCATACACCGCTTTGAGCATTTGAACTCTGTTAGGGGCTCTTTTCATAGCGAGGTAATACGCTAAACCTGCCGCCAAACAAGGGTAAAACCTAAAAGGTAAATCCACTGTGTTGGTAAACACGTCAGCATCGTCTAAACGAGTCAAAGCGTCATAAATTACAACGTCTGTGCTGTTTTCTGGTACAGGCCAAAGTTTCAGGTTAGGCGTTATTTGTCGATCTAAAAAGAATTGATTGGGTCTGCTCTGCGTCGTTTTAGTGGGAATAGTTAGGTACTCGTCCCTGCTCAAACGTTCTAAAGAATAGTCCGTGCCGTCTCTTCTCAAGACAACTGACAAAACATCAATGATGTCAGCATTTAAAGCATATTCTCCGGTCCCTTGCGTAAGTGCTTGAGTCCTTTGCTTTATCGTCCATTGATTAAGACCACGGTTTGCCCAATCTGCAAAGACAAGATTCAACGAGCGTTTTGCAGTCTTGAGGTCGTAACCAGTACGAACCTCAAGTCCACATCGCTCGAATGCTTCCTCAACGTAGTCAGCTACGTCAAGTTCAAAATCTTTGCTGTTAGATACCGTCATTTACTTTTTCTTCTTTTTGACCGCACCACCGCCGCGCATTTTTTTCACTGCACCGCCGCCACGCATTTTTTTTACAGCGCCGCCGCCACGCATTTTCTTAGCAGCACCACCTTTACGCATTTTCTTTGGTTTCATTGCCATCTTTCAATCTCCTATAAAGTTGGTTCCTACGTTTATAGATGTCTGACGCATTATATTCGCCATCATAACTATCATAATATCCTCTTTTGTCCAACTTGTCTGCTGCTTCTTGCAGCTTCGACAAACGCTGTACGAATATCATGCAGTATTCTGTATCAATTTCGTAGTCAAACTCTATGTCTTCTACAAAATCGCTGGGCTCGTCATCCGGGTGAAAACCCATTACCCATATGTCTTTGTCAATGAACATTCCTTGCGAAATCACTTCATTAAGATCGTCAAAATACTCGTGAAACTGATCGGATGTTTTTTTGTTACATAAATCAACAATGATAATTAAATCAAAAGTATCATCGTATTGTGACATGCAAGAGTATAAGACCTGATAAGAATCTTCGTGCTTAAACACAATAGAAACTTTGTTTCTTAACAAAGCTTTTCTAGCATAAGGACAAGGCGGGAGGTTGTTGAAATAAGGACTAGGCTTTTCTAACGCGTCGGTAGACCATTGCATTATTTCTTCTACAATAGCCTTTTCGGTTGGTTCGGTGTAAAAAGCCGTATTCATGATTGTGTCACCGACCCCTTCGTTCTTTTACGTCGGTTATTCATTACTACGCCGCAGCCCCTCGCTATGGCTGTTCCGGGTTTAGATTTGCCACGGAACGGTCTTTTTGATTTTGTTTCTACGACACCACCCGTAGCCATCTTTTTTACTTTGGCCGCTTTAGTGTTCGAAACAACTTGCTTTCCTTTAGCGCCCTCACGTTTCTTTTTACGAGCAGTTGAAGCTCTTTCAGACTTACTGAGGCTCTGTGCTTTAGATCGTGGTAGGCATCTGTCAGGGTTCTTCTTATTTTTAGAAGTGCCGCATTTGCCTGCGATGTTACCTTGGCTATCAATTCTGACCCAATCTTCATCTACCCAATCCTTTAACTTCCCCATTACCTGCCCTTCCTTTTGCCACCTTTTGATTTCTTAGCATAGTTAGGGTCTTTACAATATTTGGAAGCAGCCAAATTTGCGTAAGCAGAAGGATATGTGTCAAAAGTTCTTTTTGCCCACGCTTTTCCCTCTGGGCAAATCTTACTTCCTTTTGATTTTTTTGGTACTTTGCCCCCTTTGCGCATGTAAGTAACGCTAGGACATTTTGTTTTTTTCGGTCCGGTTCTAACAACTGATGCCATACGATCACCCCAAAAATTTCTGCACAAACGGCGCAATTAAAATTAACACCGCAAGAGCCCACAATTTTACATCTAACGCTTTCAGAGAGCTTTTATGATCGTCCAGACGTTCCTCTATCCTCTGGTATCTGAGATTACATTCAGCTTCGTGTTTTTCCAACTTAGCTAAAACTTCTTCCACTTTCATCCAAGCCTCACCACGCCTTACAACTCCAATACCGAGCTGAAAATTTATCTTTTGCGGTATCGCAATTGTGGCGGGCGCGAAAATTCTTACGCCTACCGGGTTGATCTTTTTTAATAGACATTTTTGGGTCCCCAAATCTTACTAATTTGATTTCATTGCCTTTTTTGGCAAGGACCGCACTTTTCTTTGTCTTACCCGGAGTACGCTTTGGTTTGTTATAGCCCGCAAAAGTCTCGCCTCTATACTTAATCCTTCCAGAAGGTAAGCGAGTTGCGTCTTTTGTCGTAGCCATAATTTCTCCTAGCTATGAAACACCGTTACAGAAGTACACGCGGTAAACACCGAAACATAAATGTCACTGACTCTTATGCCTTCATCCGGTATGTTTACAGAGTGTGTATCCGACGCGTCCAAATCCATATCCAATACAGTTGCGCCACCG